TGCATTCTTTTGTTGCTCTATACAAAAGCATCCGAATGAACTCTTTGTCATCAAGGAGTTCAAACGGACAACCCCGAAGGGTAAAAAGGATATGTTTCATTTTCGTTGTTTTTTCAACCATTCACGAAATTTACGTTTCCCCTCTACAACTTTCCACCATGGTGCATAGAGGGGACCTTGATAGTCCTTCTTACCCGAAGGTGGAGTCGGGTTCGAGGGCGATGTAGTAGGTGAGGTCATGGTTCTTACTGGTAAATCGAGACAGCAGTTTCTGTGAAACAACCACATCATATGTCCCAGGAAGAACTTTGATATTCTCTACCTTGAAGTTGAAACTGAATTCAGCATCAGTTTCTCCAACAACTTCTTCATGACGATTAGAAGTGTCGTTTTTCTTATCACGAACAACTAGTTTGACTACACCATTCTCACCAACGGCAGAAATATCAGGAAGTTGATAGACTGCTGCTGCTTTCAACAGTTTGTCAAGAACACTAGTAGAAAGTTCAAAGCAAACATCTTCTGTAGGAAGAGTAATCTCCTTTTCGGGAGGGGTAACGATCACGTTAGGATCTGCAAAGAAATACTTAGAGCGCGATCGACCTTCACGGATAACAACGTATCCGTCATTAGCAAAGTCAAGTTCAGGACTAGCGTGAAGACTCAAACCATTAAGGAACTGGTTGAGATCATAGATGCCAAAGTCTCTAGAGAATTCTTCTGTTACCGTTGCTTCGGCAAGAATATTCTTCATCAGACTAATAGTACGAAGTTTACTACCTTCCTTGAAGAGAATCGATTGATTGATCGAAGAGAAGTTCTTCAGGACAGAGATAGTTTTATCAGACAGTTTCATAGGAGGTCGAGTTTTCATCACTGAGGATAGGTTTCACGTTGTGCATTTTTGTCATTAAAATGCATCAGAAGAACAGCATAATGCAAAATCTTCAAAATGTCACGTCGGGCAGTGCCCTTCTTATCGTAACGAGAAGCATACTTAAGGATATTACTACGGCAGAAAGATTCTCCGTCACCACATGCTTCAATCAAGTCAAGAGTTTGAACTTGATCGCTACCAGCAGAGTAGTGAGATTTGTAAGTTCCGTTAATATATTCAGAAAGTTCTTTGAGGATCTTCTCCTCATCATATTTGTAATTGTTGTTTCTAGGCATGTCAAGATTAAATGAAACAGAATCTTCTCCTCCCAAAGTAAGATAATCCATTGGGACTGGTTGAGCGGCACCAAAAGTGACACATCCATTATCTGCGGAGAAAGTGATATGGTCATCACCCATACCACCAGAGAGATGAGAACCAAAATTAATTGTATCGGGAGCAGCACTGGGATTGCCAGTCAAACTAAACCCATCCTCTTCCCAAAAACTCTGATCTTTTACAAAGGGATTCTCTCTATTAGGATCATTACGATCATAATCATAATAATATTTTGATTTTTTAGTCATGTTCAATTCGTCGTATAGAAAGGACCAAGAGTTAGCCATATTATATCAAACTGCAGGAGTTTCGTCAACGGGCATCACAAAGTCAGCATCAACTTTATCATACAGTTCCAAGAATGCTTGCTTGGTTTCATCATCGAAACGATTGACGCAAACTTGAATTGCCTTTGCCTTGTCTCCGAAGATGCTGTATGCCTTCACAATGTGGACCAGACGGCGGGTGGAGATAATCTCCTCAATACCACCATCATAGAAGGTCTTACGGATGATGTCCGCCCAATCAGAGAGACGCTTACAGAACTCTTCATCCTTGCAGAGTTTACCGAGAATCTTCTGTTCGGTCGCAGTCGTGGGATACTCCTGCTCGAAGGTTACAGGGAATCGCTCAAGGAATGCTTCGTTAAGGACGTTAGTACCGATGAATCGTCCGTCATCAGATCCTTTACCCTTAGTGTTAGCAGTAGCGAAGACTTGGAAACCTTCTGAAGGTTCAACCCATTTACCAATCTTCTTGAGGAAGACACCCTTACCTTCTAGGATGGACTGAAGGCAAAGAATTTTATTAGATGCAAGGTCCACTTCATCCAGAAGCAAGATTGCTCCGCGCTCCAACGCTTCAATAACTGGACCGTTGTGCCATACTGTTTCGCCATTAACAAGGCGGAACCCACCAATAAGATCGTCTTCATCTGTTTCTACTGTGATGTTGACTCGGATGAGTTCTCGTCCAAGTTGGGCGCACGCTTGTTCGACAGAGAACGTTTTGCCATTGCCCGAGAGACCCGTGATAAACGTAGGGTAGAAATAACGGGACTTAATAATTTTCTTAATATCTGTGAAATTACCAAACTGGACGAAGGAATCATCTTTACGTGGAATAAGGTTTTGTTCGACCGCAGGCATTGCTGCAGGTCCATTATAAGTTGTTTCCAGTTCTTCTACAGTCTCTTTCGTTACTTCCAGATTCCACTTACCGCGACCAACTTTGTAGTCGGTCAGTTTGTTAGTAATAGTCTGATAGTTAGAACCGTTCATAGCACACCATCCACGAATATCTGCGGAGGTAACAGACTCGCCATAAACTGCTTGAAGAGAAGTAATGATGTAGTCAGTGGTGAGACCCATTAGTTGTTTTGTTTAACTGAAGTTATTATAGGGCAGGGTGAGGGTAGAGTCAGGGCAGAGTGTGTCACTTCTCATATCGTCCATACTTGAACTTCATTGCCTGAAGCATCCACGCCTGCGCGAGACTCTTTGGACCCTCCTTGAGAACTTTTCGTACTCTAGGGTCGGTTTCACACTGTAACGCTATTTCTTTCCAGTTCATGCCACCAGAGAGATGAACTCTCCCAATACTTTTTTATTTAGTTTCTTGGTCTTCAAAGACTTGATAAATGCAGACTTAATCTTCGCTTTAGAAGCATCACTGTCAACTTCAAACTCAGATTCCTGAGACAATGATGCTGCAGACATAGCAAAGTATGCATGATAACCAGAAGTCTTGATGGTGCAACTACGCTGCTTCTTCCACTCGTTCTGAATCTTACGGAACTCATCAGAGTTCTGATCGTAGTAGAGTTTCATAAAGTGGTTTGCATCGCGACTCTCAAGAACACGGATGCCAACAAAGTTGACCGTGGGGAAATTATCGCGAAGATTCTGAAGCATCAGATCAGAGAAACCGTGCCAACCATAAGGAACCTGATAGGTATTACCAGTCTTACGATCCCGAAGGAAAGTAACACCGCCAGTCAACTGACGAGTTCCCATGTAAGGTTCATTCTCCCAGTGACGTTTCACCATGACGTGACGACAGAGATGATTTGCCTCACCATCAGTCAGGACAATACACTGAACCTTCTGCAGTTTATTCTCTTCTTGGAACTGAGGAAGAATCTGATGAAGACATACAAATGCTTCGTTCAGAGGAGTACCAGACAGACCCAAACGAGTAGGAACAGAATATACACTACTGTAGTAATCACCAAACGCCCTAGCACACCTCCAGATATTAATCATTTGATGCTCTAATTGCTTGCCATTTACACGACTAGTCAAAAGATTCATCATAGAGAACTGTTCGTGAACAGCAAGGAGATTCTCTTTCTTTTCATATGAAGAAGTCCAATCTGCAGGTTTGACAATTTCACCTTTCTCATAATCAATCTCAGGTTTCTTCCACTCGTTCGTGAAAGCATACACCTCAAAAGGAATGGAGACTTTCTTACAGAACCAGATCAGATTGTAGAGTTGCTTGATTGTGTCAAGCATAACCTTACTCATAGATCCGCTCCAATCAAGAACAAAAATAAGACCATGATTTTTACCATCAGGAATCACAGAGACTTTCTTGAATAGATCTTCGTTATACTTGTAGGTATGCAGTTTAGAGGTATCAAGAACACCAGTGCGGGCAGTAGTTGCACGGGCATAAGAATCTGCGGCTTTGCGACACTCAAACTCTTTTACAAGATAATTAACTTCTTTCTGAGCGTTGCGTTTGAACTTGATAAACTCATCGTCTGCCCTTTGAAAAATGGGGTGATGGCAGTTGTTTTGTTGATGAGTGAACCACTTATCAATGTCATCATGAACCACAGAGTTTTCTGCAATAATATATTTCAAATCTACTTTAGGGATTTCAACATATACATTCTCCCATGCATCACTATCCACAAGATCCTGCAGTTTTGATTGCAAAGCATCAGCAGTCTGAACTTCAGGGTCATCGGAAGCAACAGGGGTGTCCCAGTCTCCCTCTTCATTATTCTGTTGAGGAATCTGTGGATCAGATTGCCCTTCACTATCTCCACCACCTTCTCCGTCACTTGGTTGAGATTGAGAAGTAGGAGTTTGAGATTGTCCGCCCTCACCCACTTCAGGAGGGACAGGCATATCATCAACCTTCTCTTCCTTTTCTTTTTTGCAGAACAGATAGAGTTCTTCCGCAACCTTCAATGCTTCGTCGAAGGTTTCTACTTCTGCAATCTTCTGAATAAGAACCTTTTCTTCGGAGTCGAAAGAAATATCTACAAAATTACCGACCTTAAAGTATAGATTTGCACGATCAGCAAGATTAAAATCATCAATATCCCCATCATGAATAGAGAAGAAGTCCTCGTCATTTAGTTCTTGGTAACCTTTGAAAAACGTCTTTGCAAGTCCCAGATACTTGCGTTTCATCAACTTCTCAATACGTGCATCCTCAACTACATTAACGAACTGGGGAGGGATAGCAACTTTTTCCAACCAGTTCTCATCAGGGGTGAAGAGTGCGTGACCGACTTCATGACTAACCAGAAGGTCATAGACATCATTGCTTGCCCTCTCCCACATGGGAAGGGTCAGAACGCGGGTGTGGACGTTGAAGGAAGCAGTCTCACATTGCTTGTGCTCTACAATTAAGTCCTCGGTAGCAAGGAGTTTGGCAAGTTGGGATTTGATTTCGTGTTTGACTGCCATGGGTTTCTCTTGGATGTCCCTATAATACTAAACCCCCCGCCGAAGCGGAGGGCACTTAGTGACAGTTCTCCTGGTGTCTACAGATGGTTAGGTTAGAATGCTTCGACAAATTCTCTTACATGTCGCTTGGTCGTCGCTGCATTCTATTAAGCAATCGTAATAGTCGTTTAGTAAATCAGACTCCTCCATAGTTTGGTCTAATGTTTTTGTCAATCGCTGAATGCTTTGCTTCCAACCCGCCAACTGATTATGTGAAAGTATGTTGTGCATAATGTCCTCCATAATGCTTTCGGACAAAAAATAACGAAGAAGGTTTAGTTCATCATTATCTCCAAATTCTACACTATCTAGTCAGGAAACCCAAACATTTCTTGTTTTTAATGAAGTTCCGTAATAATTTACACAATAGTTTCTTTTCTTCATGCAACTTTACTAAATCCCTTCACTTTTTCAAATCTAATAACATCTTCAAATCTATCGTGCAGTGATTCCTTGTGAGAGATAACGAAGATATTTGCATCCTTGATAATAAAACGAATAATCTTCAGAAAATCTTCTGTGCCAACTCCATCTAGAGAACTATCAAACACCTCATCCATAATGAG